CTTGCTCAAAGCGTGCTTCATCATGTAGGCGAAGGCCTGCTTCGGGGGCATGCCTCCCGGAGGACCGCCGGCCGGAGGAGGTCCGCCACCAGCTGCCGGAGCACCGGCGGGGGGAGCACCAGGAGGAGCCTGAGGCTCCTGACCGGGCGGGAAGGTGGGAGGAAGGTTAGGCTGCGGGGACTGCGCCGCCAGAGCCTGCTCTTCCATCATGGCCTGCTCCTGGGCAGCCTGCGCCTGCGCCTCTGCCTCGGCCTGCTGTGCCTCTGCCTCGGCCTGCTGTGCGGCAGCCTGGGCCTCCGCCTGCTGCTGCTCCTTGTCCTTGATCACCTTCATGGCGGCACCAACAGCCGCACCGATGTCCTCAGCAGCAGTGGTCGACGTACCGTCGCCACCTGCTCCAGCCGGAGGACCCATGCCCGGAGGGGCAGGAGGAGCAGGCGGGGCACCAGGTGCTCCAGCGACGCCAGGCATGGGACCGCCCGGAGGGGGACCGCCCCCATCCATCATGGCCAACTTCTGCAGCTGCTCGAGGGACATGTGCCCGAGTCCGAGCTCACCGACCAGGCGATCTTCCTGGACAGAAGCTTCCTTGACCTGCGCCCGGGAAAGGAGGAATTGGTCGAGCATCTCAGAATCTCCTAAACGGGGCAGTGACGCCCTTCTGAATAGCGTGTCCTGCGACAGCGCCTCCGAGGGCACCGCCGATTGTAGCGGCTGCAGGGTGCTTCATGGCGTCCCGCTTTGCGGCTAGAATGAAACGATCCTTCGCACCCATCTCACCGGGATCTGGAGAATCCTTGCCGAGGGTATCACGGAGCTGTCGCGCCTTACGGTAAGCAGTGACTCCGCCTACCAGAGCGCCGCCGCCAGCACCGATGAAGTCGGTGGGAGCCATAGCGCTCTTGAAGAGCTCCTTGCGCTCCTTCTTGCCAATGGGAGTGTTGGCGATCTCGTCCCACCGCTCCTTACGACTCATCCGCCTCTTCTTGACGGGCTTGGCGCCTGCCGCACTCGGAGCCTTCTTCCTCCAGCCTTCAGTCACGAAGTTCCTCAAATTGAGGGACTCTCTGCCCTTCGACACGTCGCCGGAAATCCGATCTACGTGCTTGGTAGTCTTCGTGTCCAGGCGATCCACTGCACGATCCATCGAGCTGTCCAGCGATTTCTTCGTCTTGTTGATGAGCTTGTCACCTTCCTTACCGAACCTCTTAGCTGCGTGATCAACAGGCTTGTTGATGAACTCCTTCTGCAGCTTGGGGAGGTAGTGCTTGGCGGCCCCATAAACCCCTGCTCCGGCAGCTCCACCTGCAGCGGCAGATCCTACAGCCTTCAACGCTCTGCGGTTTCTGCGCTTCTTGGCCACCTCTTCGGGCATGGCGCCGAGATCACTGAGCAGCCGATCCTGCTTACGCTCATCCTTGTCACCAGCGATGGACTTCAAGGCGCCGAGTCCTGCACCGGCTCCTGCGGAGGCAAGGTAGTTCCTGCCAGAGGCCAGCTTCGCGGCCTGGAGGATGTTGTGCGCCTCGACCTTGGTCGCTGCCCCCGGAGTTAGTCCTAGGTAGTTCTTCCACCCAGACTGCTCCGGATCAGTAGGGTCCTCATCACCTGGGGCCAGGTGCACGGTGTCGTTCCCGTAGGTGATGAAGGCTTCCTTCTCGGTGTCTTCGAGCTTGTCCCGATATCGAGCCAGCAACTCCTTGAGGTGCGCTCGAGTCTCGTCTTCCTTGGAGCCGGCGTACTTGTACCTGCTGCCTCGAGAGTGAGGACGGATAGTCACTCTCAGCGAGGGGCTGCTGTACGACGGCCGATCTCTGCCCTTGACGGCTCCGATCAGCTCTCGGTGCCGACGGTCAGCCCTGTACTCCTTGGTCCTCTCCTGCGATCGGCGCTGCCGAAGGATGTCGTTGGCTAGCGCATCGTCCACGCCTCCCTTGGCGAGGATGCGCTTGGCTCGACGGATCTCCCCCTCATCAGATGCTGCTAGGGCGGCCCCGATAACACCGCCAGCGATCCCACCGAAGACAGTTCCTCCGGCAAGACCCGTAGGGCCTCCAGCTACCCCTGCCAGGGCTCCTAGAGCTCCACCAGCAAGAGCACCTGTACCGATCGCAGTACCCATGGGAGTAGGCTGCTCCTTGCTCTTGTGGCCCAGGTAGTTCTCGAACTTCGCCTTCCGACTCTTGTACGGGACCGCTTCCACGTCCAGACCGTCGGGCTTACCCGCTCCGAAGATGCGGGCTAGCTTGAGGGTGTCCTCGCTCTTCGAGACGATCCCCTTGAGCTGCTCCTGAAGATGCTTGGTGCTGTCATCGTGGACGTGGTCGTTGTCCGCTTCGTGGGCGTCGTTGAGGTACTTCCGCTTCTTCTTGTAGCCGTCGGACAGGAAGGCTTCTTGCTTGGCGGCGTACGCATCGTGGCTGTTGGCCAACACGTTGGCCAGCTTCGGGGGCTTGGGCTTCGCCACTCCCGATATGAGCCGAGAAGGCTGCCCGACGGGAGTAGTGCCCCACAACAGATTACGCTTCACGCCGGCAGCTGCGTCTGCCTGCCTCTGCTTCGCCACGGCTCCATGAACTCCTCCTGCCGCCCCTGTCAGGAAGGCGTGCTTCATGGAGTGGAAGAACTCCGTAGCCGCAGCGAGCTGCTCCACAGACTCACGTTCTGCAGGCCGCCTACCGGTCAGGAAGGAGTTCAGGTCGGACGACTCCGCCCGCTTCTCACGGGGGCGCATCAGGTGGGATGCCAGCTTGCTTAGGTCACTCACAAGATACTCCTACCAGAGCCCAAGAGGGCAGGTCGACGTCAACCTAGAACCCATACCAGGAACCGGTGTAGTAGTAGTCACTGTGTACCCCAGCCCCAAAGCCGGAGGAGATGTTCAGTGCGGTCTTCAGCCTCAGCTTCTTCTCCTCGTAGGAGTTCCGCATCATGGCTGCCATGTTTTGGGTCATGGGAATGTTGGATGTGAAGCTGACCGAAGTTCCGCCATCAGAGAACTGGATGTAGTTCCGGGTGGACAGGATCGCAACAGACTCGAGCAACCGAGATACTGCCCCCTCCCGCAGCAACGAAGCTGACGGGAAGGAGGCGACACGCACCTGCCCGATGAGGGGCGGGGTGATGTTGTAGTCGTCGATCGTATCGAGGATTGCCCACGCAATCATCCGGTCGGTGGATTCCTCCCCAGAGATCAGCCTGTTGAGCTGCGGGTAGTCCCGCAGGTACAGACGGATCATGGCGATCGCCACCTGCAACTTGTTTTCGGGATCTGGGAAGAGTCCGGGCACTATCCGATGGCCTCCACGACCGCTGCCTGATCTAGCTGCTCTAGGGCAGCGGTCACATCTACTCTACGTCGTCTGCCCGTGTACGGCGTACCTACAACTTCCTTGTAGATGAGAGCCATCTCAGCGACCTTCAGCTCTGAGTAGTCTACGCGGACCTCTTCGACTACGGCTACGGCCTTCACAGGCGCCGCTTTGGGCCTACGCCCTTCCACCACCCATGAAGGCAACTCGTCACCGGCAGGGACAGCCAGCAGTCCGCAGAGCCTCGGAGCTTTCTGCAGCTCTCGAGGCATCGGTGCGGGCAACACAATGCTGCTTCCTGGAGGGATCTGGATGTGTCGGACTGCGATCGTCCTGGGGTGGCCGATCAGGTCAGACACGTTGTGGACGTCGTACAGCATCAGCCCAGCAGCTCTTCTAGCCCCGCCAGATCCAAGTCGGCTCCATCGTAGAGCGCCTGACGAATCCTCCCCACCGTGACGGCCTTGGAGCTCCCAGCCCGAACCACGGGATCCACCAGCTGGCAGACGCCCTTGAGCTGGGCCATCGTGAGCTCGATGGTGATGGCGTTGATCAGTTCGTCTCGATCCTCAGAGACAGGGGGCTCCTCCTCGAGGGCCTCAGGCTCCGGCTCCTCGAGGGCCTCAGGCTCCGGCTCCTCGAGGGCCTCAGGCTCCGGCTCCGGCACCACCTCAGGGGCTGCTTCGGGCTCCGGCTCCGGCACCACCTCAGGGGCGGGAGGGACTGCCTCTACGATGCCTGAGATCTCTTGGGCCGCCTCTGCGAGGATAGTGTCCAGTGGTACGGACCGATCCGTCCCTTCGATGCAGAAGTAGATCAACCCCGACGTGTAGTAGGGGCGAAGCTTCGCCTCCTCTGCCTTGATCATCTGAGCGGTGCCGATGACACCGAGACGGTGACGAAGCGGCTGACCGAACACAACCAGCCTCTCGGCGGTACGCATGGCCTGGCTCCGTCTCTTCGCGGACATCGGAATGCGGACGTGTGCGGGGGCTCCCCCGGCGGTTAGGACGTGGTATCTGGTCATGTATCTGCCTCCAAATGTGACTAAGCCCCCACTCTCCTGCCGGAGGGCGGGGGCCCAGTCTACCCACCGAAGTAGGAGTCTTCTAGAAGATGAAGACTTCGGGGAACACGCCGCCAGTGGCGATCTTGTTGTTCGTGATCTCGAGCGCGTCCTCGGCACTCGGGATACGCACACCGAAGCCGATATCCGTGGCACCGACCGTGATGGAGCCGGAGTAGAGCTCGAGCTTGGCGACGGCCGAGATGTTGCCGAAGCCCATCCCGATGTCTTCCCAGCTCTGCCACATGATCCGGTTGGCCACCTTGTCGATGTAGAACTTGGTGTCGTTCAGGATGTAGAAGTACCCGAAGAACTCCGGCGCGGCGAAGATGTAGACGTTGCCGTCGCGCAGGATGTTGTTCTTGATCGTGCGGATGACCTTCATCCCCATGACCTGCGAGTACTTGTAGCCGTCGACCACGGTCTCCGACTGCACCTGCGAACCCATGTCCTCCGTGGTCCAGGTCAGGATGTCCGACCAGTCGCTCTCCGTGATCAGCATCCGCTCGGCCTGCAGCCGCTTCTGGATGAGGATCTTGAAGAGGTTGACGAAGTCAGGACGCTGCACCGCACGAACCACGAAGTCGTCAGCAGCGGCGGCCAGGGCCAGGATGCCCTTGACCTTGCCACCACGGAGAAGACCCGTAGCTGCATCGACGTCGAGGCCACCCAGGGCGACACCGGCGTTGACGTTGGTGCGGTTGAAGGCGACGGCGAGACCACCGTTGACCTCCGTCTGCATGAACTCGACCATCGACTCGAGGTGGATCGTGAACTCGCGGTCCTCGATCTCCTGGATGTCCTTGCCCGAGTTGTCCTCGATCACCTTGGTGATCGGCATGCGGTAGGCCAGCAGCTCCTGCTCCACCTTCTCGAACTTCTCGCTCGAGATTGTGAAGAAGGCGATGGCGAATCGCGGGGCGTCGATGTAGCGAGCCTCGGGCTCGCCACGGAAGCCCATGCTCATCGCACGGCTCTGCGGCTCGACCTCTTCGATGCGGATCAGGGTGTCGTGGTTGAGAGACACCTGGCAGTCGGAGGGATCGATCGAGCGAGCGTTCATCACCTTGCGGCAATACGCTTCCTCTCGAAGGTGGTCACGGATGAACTCGCCTCCGTAGGCGGCCAGCTTGGTGCGGCCCTCGGAAGTTCCAGCCTCCTCGAAGAAGGTTTCGTTCATCACTCTGGATGCGGCGCTGTCGTACATGCCTATCTCCTTTCTATGCCGCGCTTAGCGGAACAGGAACCGGACGAAGCCGGTGTTCTGGTTGACACTCACGACACGCGCCAGAGCGCCCTCGGCAGCCGCAGCCATGGCAGTTACCTCACCGGGAACGGGCTCGAGCAGGCCACGCATGATCTGTCCACCCGCCACAGCGGTGAAGACGTTGCCGACGACCAGGGGATCGCCGACAGCGAGGAGGTTCAGGTCGACTCCCTGAACCGCCTGAGCAGCGGCGCTGCCCGAAACGATGTCCGTCTCCGCTTCGTAGGCATGGATCCGGATCACGGTGACCTTGCCACCGGCACCTCGGCCATCACCAGCCATCGCAGCAAGATCCGTACGACCTCGCTCACCGAAGACCTGGTAGTGGGGCGCACCGGTTACTACATCTCGGGCCGGGACTAGGATGTTGTTAGCGCCGCCTCGCTGGAGGCTGCCGACGGCCGCGGGATCATCCTGCAGCCACTCACCATCTCGGTAGAAGGCTGCGTCGTCGGGGTTCAGGGGGTTGTGTCCTACCGCATCGACGCCGCCGGCACGAGGGGCCCAGGGAAGGGACCGCATGACGCTCGGCGACCAGGGGCTAAAGAGTCTCAGGGTCATCGGAGTTCTCCTAGGTCTACTCGTCTACATCTCGGGTGAGCAAGAACTCACCCAATCTGCTGGTTCGGCGACCGGAAGGGGAGTGATCGACGACCGAAGCCAACTTCACACCACCACCGGCCACTAGGTCAACTGCCTTCTCATAGGCAGCCATCTCACTTGGCGGGAGTTCTGCTAGGTGGGCAACCTTCTCTTCGAAGGTGAGCTCACCATGCATGTTCTTCTCTTCCAGGGCGTGTGCGATCTTCTCGCACCGCTCCTTGCTCTCGTAGGCGGCAACCTTCTCCCGGAGGATCCGGTTCTCCGCTGCCTGCTTGCGGACCGCCTGCCCGGCCTGACGGAGGACAGTGGCTGCCTGCATGCCGCTGATCTTGTTCATGGCGTACTCCTAGTAGCCGGGGATGGAGGGAGTGATGCTGGAACCGGAGTTCGGCATCCCTGTCATCGATGACGAGCCCTGCATCCGCTCCCCGTTCGCACGAGCAGCATCCTGTAGGGACTCCCGGAAGGCGGACTCGCGCTCTAGGCGGCGATCATCCAGAGACTTGTCTTCGGTCTGGAAGCCGCCCCGGTCGAGAGAGGCCTGCTTCTCGGCGGGGTTTGCTGCCTGATGGATGCCTGCAAGTCCTCCCACAACAGGAGCTGCAACCATCCCGGCGCCCCCTGCCAGGGCGCGGGCCAGGTTGAGCCGCTGAAGCTCTCCCTGTGCGCCTAGACTGATGCCGCTCCGGGCCAAGAGACCGGCACCTGCACCCATGCCTCCTCCCACCAAAGCTCCCGCTGCCGCACCCCGTAGAGCGGCGGCCCCGCGGTTCTCTCCGTGGGGGGCCGCCAGAGCTCCACCAGCTCCACCTAGGGCACCGCCCACCCCGCCACCAAGAAGGCCGGCACGCGCCGCAGCTTGGAGGTAGGACGACTCCTTCACTGATCCGGGTTGAACCGACCCCCTCAGAGCACGATCCACAAGCTCCTTGCGGGCTAGGGAAGCGAGCTTGCTGACCTCCGTGTGCGAGAGGTTCTTCTGGAGGACGTCGTCCGATCCCCTGTCCAGGATCGGGGCGCTCAGCACCTTGCCGACCTCCCTCTTCACGAACTTGGTCTTGGCGTCACGCTTGTTGTAGTTGATCGCAGCCCGGTTCGAGCCGATAACGGAGGGGGACGGCTGCTTCGGGACGTTCTCGCCTGCCTGGCTAGCGCCGGACGGGTTTCCCAGGGGGGCAGCGTTCCGCTTGCCGGTGATCTTGGCCTTCGCGCCCTCTCCCCTGGAGCTGGGGGAGAACTCGGCCTGCTTGCGAAGGGCACGTCCCATCGCGAAGGCAGACTTCACCGAAGAGTCTCGGATCGGGCCTCGCTCCGGGTAGGCACCGCCGCCACCGGGAACGTCGTTCAGGTCGTTGCTCATCAGACCGGGAGCAGTGTGCTCGGAGCTGGCCGGGTTGTTGGTGCTTCGGGGAATGGCGTATCCGCTAGCACCTGCCGTAGCCCGCTGCTGCGTACCGCCACCACCAGGCCGGCGCTGGAGATCGTGCCTCATCGCGCTGCCGCCCATGCCGGGGGAGATCGAGGGCGCTTCACCAGTGTGCCTCGGGATCTCCTGCATCGCAGTGACGATCTTGAACTTGAGACGGGGATCAGACTCGACCTCTCCGACGATGTCGTAGGCCTGCTTGACTCTCTCGAGGCTCGTAGAGTCCTCGATCAGCTGCCCGCCTTCGATGCAGTCAGCCAGGTACTCCAGAGCGGAAGCGGTCTTTTCCGCCTCGTCGTTCGAGGATCGCTGATAGATCTCAGCAGGAGGGAGGTACGACGCCTCCTTCTCCATAGGCTCGTCGGCAAGCTTCTGGGCGGCAGTCTTCATCAGACCGGCGACCATTCTGTCGAGAGTGTGCTCGCTCATTACGTCCTCACTGCTGGGGGTGGGACAGTTTGCCCCGTGTTCAGTCCTAAGCTGCCTGTTACCGGACTCGAGTTGACCTTGGGGGCCTTCGAGAAGCCGGCTTTCTGAGAAGTCGTTTTCAGCCTACCGAGGCTGGGGGTCTTGGTCGACACGTTCATTAGGCCTACGTCAGGCTTCGGGACAGCCGGAGGAGCGGCTGACATAGCCAGCTTCTGGGTCTCAGCGAAGAATGACGAGAGCATCGTGTTCCACATGACCGGTCTTGTAGGGGGGTTGGGGGAGGCTCTCTTAGGGGGAGCCTCCCCCACCCAGGTTGGCTAGATGTACCCGTGCTCTTCCAGGAGCTCGTACGCCATCTCGTCGATGGGGTCACCCTCGTAGAGGGGGTACTCGTACCCGGCTTCCGCGTGCTTGATGAAGTCGTTGGCCCGGACCTCCGCGAGGGTCCAGTAGGCGCCAGCGGTCTTCTTCGATCCCGCGTGGTAGGCACCGGCGGCGAGGCCACCAGCAGCCAGGGCACCAGCCGCACCCGGACCGTACTTGGCCAGACGGGGGTTCGCCTTCGCGAACTCACCGAGACGGAACTTGCCTCGCGCCATCGAGCCACGCATCTTGTCGCCACGGGTCAGCTTGTCGACCTTCGAGCTCAGGTTGGCACGCATGTCGCCCTTGCCAACGCCGCTGCGCCGGAAGGAGCTGCGACGGCCAGTGGCACCGCGCGCCCTCGCACTGGAGACCGTCTCCCCTAGGGCCTCGAGCTGCTTCTTCTTCATGGCCGCGTTCCGACCCGCAGCACCACGGCCCTGCTTCAGGCCCTTGGCGCCCGGAGCGTTGGACTCGGTCTTCCAGCGAGAACGGGCGAGCTTGTCCATCTCGGAGTCCATGGAGTGCGCCATGACCTGACCGAGGAACTCGGCCTCCTTGAACTGCACGAAGGCCGTCTTCTCGGCATCGTCCAGGTAGTTGTAGTGCTCGACGTCGTCGTGGTCCCAGTTCGGGGGGAGGTCGTCGCCCTCGTCCTCGTCCATGTAGTAGTCGGCGAGGGCGTCGATCTCTTCGTCGTCGAGGGCTTCGGCGTCGATTCCGTCTTCGGCAGCAGCTGCCTTGAACAGGTGCCAGATCTCGGACTCGTCACCAGCGGCGGCGGTCTTCTCGGTGCCGTAGTAGTCGGCAAGCCAGGAGTTCACATCGGACATGTCAGTCTCTCCAGAGAGTGGGTGGGGGGGTGTCTGGTCCCAGCGTCTTCGAGGTTGTGTTACCTCTACACTAGTACTTGGATCGCTGCCCTCACTTCAGAGGGATCGGCGACGGGATGCATGGAATCGTTGCTAAACGACCCTGGGCCATCTTGCCCAGTAGTGTCAGCGTTGATCAACCCTCTTCTTGCCTCCGCCGAGATGTAGGCCGTTTTGAGGTAGACGTAAGGTGCTACCTGGGCCAACACCTCGAGGGGCGAGGCGGTGTGGGAGGACGATTGCTTAATTCCTGCCTGGGAGTCAAGCGTGTCCTGTCTATAGAGCGCCTTTCGGAGCTCTGGACTGTCGAGGGATTCTTGAATGTGGGGGAGTGCGAGCTCTACCCCTTCCCGGTACGCAGCGTAGCCAGAAGCCAACTTGTCTAGCAGCGGACTGGATCTCGGAGTCCAGGATCTCTTCTGTCGAGGAGGGGCCTGGAAGATCATGGTGATCCGCCGCTTCATGACTGGCGGGGCCATCGATCTGGATTCTACATGCCCCAACAAGGACCGGACCAGATCCATGATCCTACTCTGTGGCATCCCTAGATCTAGCGGCTCTTCCCGGCAACTGCACGACTGATCGAACACTGTGCCTTCTCGCCGGAAGTGATCTGCCTGACGGCCCATGCCTGCGTGCCGAAGCGCTACGTCCTGGAACTCGTGAGGCTTCAGGATGATCCCTGCCCTCGAGGGGGCAGCCAAGGCGTCACTCAAAGAGCGGGAACGCGAGAGTCTCCGTAGAGATCTGTCCGGTAGGTCGGGCTCGTGGTCCTCGAGCCGCTTCATCACCTTGTCCGGTCCGCCGGGAAGACGCTTGATCATCTCACTGAACTTGATCGCAGCCCTCTTGTTTCGCAACTGTTCAGTTGCGGCTACAGCAGCGTCACGGAAATTGTCTCGAGCTGCAGCTTCCTTAGCCAGATCCATAACAGAGATACGTGCCAGGGGAGGCAAGAGGTTCAGCACCTCCGGCTGCTCCCTCACGAATTCGCGTACCTTGCTCTGTACTTCTGGGCGATCCCTCTTGGAAAGGAGCTCCTCCGGCATCCTGTTCAGGATCTCCGATGCCCGCTTTTCCCCGTAGAAGAGCTCACCGCGTTCTGCAGAAGGCATCGCGATGCCTCCAGGAGAGAACACCCAGGATCGCGTCTGATTGTGCGCCAGCTTGGCCATGACCATGGCAGTTCGATCAGCTCCGATGATCACGAAACTGTCGTCGAAGAAGTTGGGGTAGTCGTTGTGAACGGCGCAGACAGACCCGTCGTCCAGGACCTTGTTCATCCCGAAGCGAGGATCTTTGTTGTTGACGTGCTTGCAGTAGCTCGCCTTGGTCTTCGCCAAGTTCCCACACTGCGTGCATCGATCGTACGGAACTCGACAGCCCATCGAGGTAGGCGGAAAGATCCCCTCCAGAATCTTCCGAACTAGGGGCATGGCCCCCTGCCGCTCACACAGGTCGTGGTTCAGGTCGAAGATCGTCTCGACCCGGTGCATCCTGGGATTCCAGGAAGCCAGGATGATCCTCCCCAGTGTCTTGCTGGGATCCTTGTTCTGATGATGCTGGAAGATGTGAGCGTTGTAGAAGGTCGGGTACCCGAACCGGATACCTCTCGCAGCTGACGCCCTGCCCTCGACATCCCACGGAGAGATGGAGGCCATCTTCTCGTGGCCGTTCAGCAAGCCGGCTTCAGGGAACGTGTCCCCGTTGACGTTGCTGCCGTAGTACTCGAAGGACCCTAGAGCGTTGTTCAGGACGTAGGTGTGTCCTTGTTCCGGCTCCATCCGCTCGATGAACCCCTTCACCTCATCCGACAAGGTGTCCGCCCCAGCCATCTTGGCCAAGGGGTACCTTTCCGGGATCAAGTGGGTGAAGGCGCTACCGCTCTCCGACCCCTCGAAGTGGAGGAGCTTCTCCATCATCGGCTAGCTACCACCTCTCTCGAAGCTCTTCACGCTCTCGGAGAACTCGAGCGAGCCGAAGCTGTGCTGAGGCAGACTTGTCGAAGATGTCGGGGGAGCCGAACCCCTTTCCAAAGCCTGCTGCGAACACGCCCGGAATGGCTTGCGCCGGGTTCCGGTACTTGTCCTCGATCTCCACCAGCTGCTTGACCTGGCTCGGGTCGATCAGCTCGTCGTAGTCCACGACCTTCCGGACGAACGTGCCGGCCACCATGGGATCAGCCGCCATGGAGGGAGAGAAGTTGTGCAGAGTACGGAACGCTCGCTGAGCAGGGACGGTGTCCTTGATCTTGTTCTCCCCCAGCATGTTCCGATAGTGCTTGCCCTTGTTGACCTGCGACATGCCCTTGTGGATCTTGCGCTCCAACACGGTGGCCATCGCCGAACCTAGGGCCAGTGCGCCTACCGAGCCTGCTCCGGCCAAGAGACCCTTCAGGGCTCCCGCACCTAGCTGCTCTACCCCTGCCAGCTTGCGGATTTCAGACATCTTGCGCATTAGTAGATTCCTGTTGTTGATGGGCCGTGTAGAGGATTGGGCCGTTTGTGTCGAGGAAGGGCCTGCCGACCCTGAGTGATCGCAGCAATCCGAGGATTGATCGCCTGGTAGTTCTTCTTCAAGGCCTTGCCGCCCAGGTACGCGGCACCGCCCCCAACCATCACATGTAGCGGGTGGTTGACTGCCCAGCGAAGAGCAGATGCCTCCTTGATGAAGGCGGACCAGGAAGCTGGACTCACCGAACGTGGTCCCTCAGGAAGCCGTTGATCTTCTTCTTCTCTTCGTCAGCCAGCTTCTTCGCCACCCGGATCTCCGCCACCTTGATCTGCGAGTGTCGGAAGGCCCCGAACGCCGTAGAGATGGGGTTGGTGTCCTTGACGTCCAGGTGCGACAGCTTCTGCATGACGGCAGGCCGGAAGCTGGGACTGGCCATACCTACCCGGTGATGAGCTAGGGACACCGCCTCCGCAGCCTCCTTGACTCCCGCCTCGCTGCTGTCTACGTGCAAGCAGACTACTGCGAGAGCTTCTGTGGGCTGCCCTTCCTTGAGTGCCTCCGCCATCTTGTCGACCATGGTGGCGTGAGCTCGTCGAGCCAAGGACAGCTCTCGAGTCTCGTCAGCAGCCAGCTTGTTGATCGCAGCACTGATCTTGGTGCGAGCATCGAGCAACCTGTTCAGCGGGAACGCTTCCGAAGTAGGCGGACCTACAGGACGCACTGCTGCAGCAGCCTTCTCCATCACAGCTACACCGGCGGACTTGATGTATCGAGTGGGCGTCTCGGAGTACGCTAGGGATGCCAGCTTCGTGGGAGCAGGACCTGAGAAGCCGCCTGCCACTACCGTCGGATCGGCGACGTCGAAGTCGGGAACCCGGAAGTCCCCGGACGCCTGCTTGAACATGGCGTTGAACGTCGCCTGGTTGGCGTACTCGCACGCTCGCCGGAGCTGCTCCTGGTTCATGTCGGCCGAAGCACGCTTCGTCAGGGAGGCGTTCAGCGGCACCCCTCTCTCGAGGTAGTCCGCAGCCGCCTGCTTGCCCATGAGCTCTAGACGTTCCTTGGAGACGCCCTTGACGCTAGAAGAGCCCTGGAGCAGTGCTGCGAAAGGTCCGAAGTCGTTCATCATGTCTCCGCAGGAACCGAAAGGCTGCCTTCGCTATGATCCGAGGATGCAGACACCTCTGATCGACAAGCGCACGGCAGCCGAAACTCTAGGCAGAGGATGCCGCAGTGTTGAGCTCTATGCCAAGCGAGGAATGCTAGCAAGGGTTCGTCGAGGGCATCGAGTCTACTTTCTGCGTGACGAAGTGGAGGGCCTGCGAGAAGAGCTCGACCAGGGCAGTCCCTCCGCCTCGAACACCGAGATACTACTCCGTCTGAAGCGCTTGGAGGCGAATGTCGAGTTTCTCCTCATGCTGCAAGACGCGAAACGTAGCTCTCTCCTAACTGAACAAGAGCTACTAGAGCTACTGCCAAACGCTCAAGCAGGGCTAAAGAAGGAGCACTGGTCTGTCGAGGACCTGCTCAAGTGGTACCAGATCTACACTCGCCTGACCGACGAGGATCTGTACGTCCTGCACAGAGAGCTCGTGAAACGAGGCAGAAGGGGCAGCCATGCCTGGCTGATCCCCTACAAGCTGTGCGTGACGCAGGTGGCGTATATACGCAAGCATCCTCGGTTCGGTTCCATGTTGGATCTCCAGCGAGCTCACGCTCTGCTACTGAAGGCCCGGAACATCATGCGAGATCGAATCCTGCTGGAGTTCGGAGATGAGCTACTGGATGTAGCGGATGCCTACGAGAAGAAGTTCGGAGCTCGTCCTCGTCTACGGGACGAGCTCATGGCTTCAATTCTTGCGGGCTGACGCCTGCGACCCGCGCTGTGGAGCGATGACATCGGGACGGGGGCGGTCGATCATCGAGGCGAGGAAGCAGTACAGGATCGAGTGGAACGTGTCGTCCGTGGATCCTGGGGAGCGCTTGTACTCGTTGACCCGACGATGCTCGTTGTACTCGCTGAAGATGTTCAGCATGTCCCTGGCGTAGGGGTCCTCGAACTCCTCCCACTTGGGAAAGCGGAACACGTTGGCTCGCTTGATCGCGTTGAAAATGTCGGACATCACCTCAGATCTATGAACTAGCCATCGACGTAGCCTGTCGTCCCAGGCCACCTTCTTCCTCGGTGCCAAGTACTGGTACTTGTGCACTCGAACGGCTCCAAAGGCGCGGATCAGCTCGTCGTTCTGGTAGAACCCTCCGCCGTAGTCGACTCCGATCAGGCGAATACCCCAAGACCTAACCAAGCCCTTGATCAAGGCCAGCTGCTCCTGCGGCTCTGACTCCACCCCTGTGAAGCGGTGGACGTAGAAGATCGTGAAGAACTTCCCGATGTACGTCCCCAGCGAGATGACGGTATGACTCTGTTCTCCAGTGCCCCAGTCGATTCCAGCGTAAATCGGGTTCCTTCCGAGAAGGACCTTGAACTGCTTCATCCACTCGTTGTCGAACATGCGGATGGTCTCGTCGCAGTTCTGAATGATGTCTGCTCGCACCAGTGGCCGAGTGCCCGAGTCGTAGGAGAGTCCGAGGACCTCGTTGTAGAAGCGGGGTCTCGAGTAGTGCTCGTATTTGTCCAGGATCTCGTCCCACGGGATCCAGGGGACCATGAGCTGCGGGATTCGGTAGCCCTCGAAGGGCTCCTCGTGCGCCTTGGGCTTCCCCGTAGCCGCCCATTTCGCCTCAGGGTGCCTGGGGGAGATCTCCCCGCCACAACTCTCGCAGATGAGCCCCTTCTTCCCGAGGTTCTTCTCCCCGAGGATGTTCCAGTAAGCGGCTCGACTGCCTGCAGTGGGGGTGCCGTGCCTGTAGCAGGGGACCACCCACTCATTCTGCGTAGACCTCTCCGTCCAGTAGTACTCGATCGCGTTGTCGAGAGACTTGGGCGTGCCTGAGAAGCGGTAGATCTTGTACGGGGAGTGTGAAGCGCACTCGAGGATGACCGGGATGTGGTCGATGTAGATGTCCTGGATCTCGTCCAGCATGATCATGTCAGCCGGGATACCTCGAGTACGGTCAGCGTTGTGGAACGCGTACCGCAGAGTGATCTGGCTGCGGTTCATGAACTTCTTGAGGGCCACCGAGTCTGCTAGACGCTGATCGAGCCAGGCTAGAAGCTCCGTGCTGGTCTCAGTGGGCTCCTTGAGCCTGTCTCTACTGAACGTGTACGTCTGATCCCGTGAGGGGGAGACGAACAGGGTCTGGAAGCCGGCCAGGATGCAGCAGTACGCCAGGATGATGTTGCCGAGCGACGTGCTCTTCTCGACCTGCCGGCCGCACTTCAGCAGAACTCGCTTGCTGGGAGTGTCGTAGATCCTTCTGAGGTACCCACGCTCCGCAAAAGAGAACTTCTCCATGCGGGGAGGCTGCCCCTCATCCACTACTCGCACGTAGATGCCGAACCTGACGAAGGTACTGGGCTTGACTTTCAGGAGAGCTCGACGATCTCCAGCCAAAGCGTCCCGAAAGTAGTCCCGTTGCGAGTCCTCAAAGTACTCATTCGGAGCCCTCAGCAGGTTGGGCATTCCGATGTTCTGGATCAATTCCATCTAACGATCGTGCCCCCGGTTGTACTGACAGTCAAGGCAAGTAAGGCGGTATAAGGGCCATGTGGCACAAGACATACCCTCACCCGAACCTCGTCTGAAGTGGTTGGCCAGCATGATCGGAGATCTGCTGGCGATCGATGATAGATGGTCCGGAGCGAAGCTGTTTGACGAGACCGACCCTCTCGCCAGGCTCTTCGTTCTTTACTGCAGACGTCCTGTTTCTGACCCTACCTGGCTGTTCCTGAAGAGGACCATCCGGGCTTGGGCGGAGCAGAACGACTGCGTGGCCAAGAAGATCAGGCGATACACAAACCGGGTGGAGGTGGACCTACTTGTGAAGTACCTAAACAGGGAGAGCGACTTCTCGCCATATGAAGCTCTTCCACCATGGGAGAAGAAATGGAGATCGCTGAACGGTTAATGTCCGTTCGGTCACATGCCCTAGATCGATATCGAGAACACTATCCAGGAGCTACGAAGAGGGACGTTCTGCAAGCAGCTACCTACGGAGTCGATGTAACGATTCCGATGGGAAGAACCTTGGCTGGGCGCCCGGTGGATTACCCCGGGTGCGACAACTTGGACTGGTACATCCTCGGCCCTTCCAGGCGAGGGATGTTCGTAGCGCGGAGAGATACCGGAGACATCCGTACCTACCTCCGCTTTGGAATCTCGCAGCAACAGTTCGTTCTAGAGCATTGGCCGACAGGGGAACCTCTAAAGGAGGACCTCGAACCTCAACTTGTGCCCGTGCCGCAGCACACAGGCACCCGAGAATCTCTGGAGAAGCTGCATTACCCGGTACTGGGGGTGCCCCTACCGGAGCTGGCCATCTCCAGGGCGTTGCGCTTGAGTTTAGGCTTTGACAAAGCCTTCTATGTCCAAACTGCTTTTGCCAGGGCTCTTCTCGAGCACGAGCAGCTGTATGGACGCGGGCTTCTCCAGGCTGGAGAAGAGATCTGTCTGACGCTGGAAGAGCGACACGGATTGCGGCCAAAGACGCGAGCAGTGCCCGTCAGCTTGGCCATCCGTCACGGAGTCATGCACCTGCAGGCCGTCGAGCCTGGAGAGTCGCCTACCCTGCGAGGAGTAGAACTTCCCGTGTGCGGGCACGAACTACGAAAGTTGATCGGAGAGTGAAGAAGTACACGAAGCTGAGTGATCTGGATCCGCTGATGCAGGTGGCCGGGATCGACGAGGTGGGGGTCGGCCCCCTCGCCGGTCCCATGGTCGGCTGTGCAGCGGTGTTCAGAGCAGGACATGCTCCTATCCCGGGGGTCACGGACAGCAAGACGTTGTCCCACGCGAAGATCCTACAACTACGAGAGACAATTCTGGATGAGTGCGAGGACTTCGGCTTCGGCTGGGTCAGCGCTAAGGAGATCGACAAGATCGGACACGGCGAAGCTCGACGACAAGTGCTGTTACGGGCTTACGAGGATCTGAGTGTACGTCCTGGGTTCATCTACCTGGACGGCAACATGCATGTACCCGGCATCCCCAGGGCCGAGAAGTTGGCTAAAGCCGACTCCCTGATCTGGATCGTAGGAGCTGCGTCGATCCTGGCGAAGTTCGAACAGATCGAGTTCATGGAGAACGCTCACACGTCTTGGCCTAAGTACGGCTTCGATCAGCACCGTGGATACGGAACTGCCTACCACCATGCGGCGCTCGAGAAGTACGGGTCCTGCCCGATTCATCGAAGGAGCGTCAAGACGATCAGGAACTTGAAGCCGAAGAGAAGGCGCTCTAGGTGGGCGCCGTGAGAATGAGGGGAGAGGTGACCTCTCCCCTCATTCTTAGCCATCTATGAAGATGTTCTCGATCGCAGCAAGCAGCTCATCCGTCAGACGAGAGTGAGCTTCTCGAACAGGAGCGAATCCCGTGGCCCGGACAGCCCAACTAGTCAACTGTCTTGCAGGAGCCGTGATAGCGATTCTTCGGATTCTGTCCGCATCTCCAGGATGCAGCTCGCCTGAGCGAGGATCCCAGATCGCCATGATCTCCGGTGTGTACGCTGCCTGAAACCGTTCCGGGCACCCCATCACCTGCTCCACCGCGTCATACAGACGATCCGCAAACGTGTCGGGGAACTTGTCGTGCCAGAGGTGGTAGAGGACATCATCGCCCTGCCGTCCGACTTCCACCACTAGGCCAAACCTCTGCCCCACTGGAGGGGACCAGGCTGCAGGGGCACGCACTGTTTCGGCGTACGCGATGTCCGTGGCTTCGTTCACGCTCCCTCCGCCTTCCCGGAGCCGCTGTAGTTGCCTTCACCGGCCAGCTGCCTGAGCTCGGGCATGCCGTCCTCCTCATCGACCTCCATGATGAACCGCTCGAACTGCTCTGCGGCTCCCGCAGTCACAGCACCGTGGTCCTTGAGGGAGTCGGATACTCCTCGGATCTCCCGAGAAAGCTCGGCCAGCATACGTACAGACGAGCCATCCGTCGGCTGCGTCTCCGCCTCAATGTAGCGGAAGAAGAGGGACTGCTGGATGTGCTGAAGCATCCGTGCGGTGGAGATGGTCGTTCTCAGACCTAGACGATGGAGAGCGAGATTAGATCCGCCCTGAACAACGAGAGCTCTCTGATCTCGGTTCCCCAACCACTCGACCCACTCCTGCACCGGCATGCGATCAGGGTTGAAGAAGTAGTGTCTGAATGCCTGGATCGTAGCGATGTCCACTACACCGGAGCCATGCTTGGACTCCAGGACGGTGGCCAACCTCCCTGCTGTGACGAATCCGAGAATGCCTATCTCGAGGTCATGACGGATTCGAGGAGCTGCCAGCCACCCTAGGGCTCGAGAAGCTGCCTCCTCAGAGACGTGTAGCTCCGAGATCTGCAGGCCCTTCCAGTACAGCCGGTTCTTGGGGTCGCTCTTGTTGGAAGGGAGGTAGACCTTGGGGCGGTTGCGGGCTGACCTGACCAGGTCCATCTCCCCAGCCAGACTGTCGGTGTCTACCGGCAGCAGAGAGAACCCGTTCAGGTGCTTGTGAACCAGGTCAGGGCCGTAGCCCTCCCCCTCCCCAAGGCTAAGCAGGTACCGAATGAAGAACCTGGACGGGTGCTTCTCTACGATGATCCCGTCTTGCGCTCCCAAGTCCCTCATCAAGCCACCTGAGGCGCCTCGGCGTTCAAGCCTGTCTGCGCCAGAATCTTGAGCTGCTGGACCGTCTCTTCCAGAGCGAAGAGCGATCTCCGAACCGCGCCCTCCGAGACGGGGCTGAGCCCCACCCTAGCAGCGAAGAGGATGTCACCGAGCTTGGTGACCGCTTCCTCGAGCTCCGGCAAGTAGCCGATGTACATCTGCACGTTCTCAGGACGCAGGAAGTTCAGGCCGAGGATCTTGTCCACGGTGTCCGGATCGTCAATCTCCAGAGCTTCCTTCACCAGGCAGACTCGGGTAGCGAATAGGTCCGGGAACATCGTACCGACCTGAGCCAGCGCCTCCTTGATCCTGCCTCCTACCTCGCCTGCCATGGTGATGGGGCGGATGGGGCGGAAGGTAACGGGGCCGTGTCGCTGACACCACGCCAGCTTCTTGAGTGCGTAGCCTGGCTCGACGCCCATCGCTCCCAGCAGGAACAGGGCATCTGCCTCCTTGACCTGCTTGTGCGACATCGGGCCGAAGTCCAGGAGCTGAGGCCCTCGGAGCGTGTACTGCCCAGAGCTGTCCCCGACCACCTCGACGTAGTTCCTGGCGAGGTTGGCCCTCTTCTCGATGGTGCGGGGATTGTCCCCCACCTTCGCCATCTTCTCTCCGACGGGGCAGAAGCGGAAGTGCGAGGGGACCGCGAACCGGTCCTCGGCGAGCTTTGTGGGGGAGTGAATCCCCTTCACGATCTCGAGAGAGGCGGTCTTGCCCAGGTCAGACCGAACGTAGACTTCAGTACGGCCTTCGATGTCTCCCATACCCGTCACCGTGAAGGGGATGGTGGCCGAAGCCGTCTTGGGATCCACCAGGAACCCTCGACCACGCATCTGGGCCGAGTGGGCGTAGGTGTCTTCGATGTTGGCACTGATCTGAGCAGCACCTGCGATCTTCTGCTGCAGGCAGTACCCGCCAGCGATCACATGGGCCATCTTGGTGCCTAGGACAGTGCCGTCCAGGTCCATCACACGGGTGAACACCCCTGCGAGCTTGGTCCTCTGGCCGCTGGGATCCCACACCGACCACATGCCGGGCTCGTTCACGATAGTGGCGGTCTTCTCGAAGGGGTCGTCCGTCACCAGAGGGTCGCGGACGACAGTGATGGCCTTGCCAGAGGCCATCTTCATGACGTCTTCTCCTGCCACATTCCGAGCTCTCTCGCTAGAGACGTGCTCGATGATGGGCCGGAAGGCGTGGGCCGAGGCAGCCTTCATCACGAAGCCGCCGTCAGCCTTGCGAGCGATCTGAACCACCGTCGGCTCGATCTCCCCTAGAGGGTCCGCCGAAGCCAGCTTCTCTTGGGCCTCGGGGTTCGACAGAGCGCCGAGCAGGTACCTGACCGGAGCATGGCGATCTACGTGCCACGCCACAGCCTCATCATCTAGTGCATTGGCCAGCTTGGTCTTGTCGGCCGGGTTGACGAACGCGTTGGCGAGGGACTCGCACAGGAACGCCTTCTTCTGCGTCAGACCGGGCCTCCATCCTGGGATAGGAGTGCGCTGCTTCAGTGGGGCCTTGCCTTTCTGGCGGGCCTTTACCCTCTTTGCAGCAGCTGCAGTCTCGGGAGTCATCCGAAGACCTGCGGCCTTCTTCCGCAGCTCCCTCTCCAGCTTCTTCTCTACTGCCTCTCGAACGTCCTTGTTGGCGGCTACCCCACCACCGCCAGCAGTGCCCAGAACCCACGGGTTCTTGATCGCGTCCTTCGCAGCCAGGAACCCCGCCCTCCGGAAAGCAGCCTGCTTCAGCGCACCGGGTCCGCCCCCTGTACCCATGCCCGCAGTACCGTGGGACGGCGGGTACATGTCCTTGGCGATGGAAGCGTCCGGTGGGGCCTTGGCGGCGATGTCGAACATCTCGGTCGAGTGCAGAGCCTCTTCCACCCGCTTCTGAGTCAGTGGGTAGACGGTGTTCTCCCTCATGAAGAGATCGAACGGCAGCAGCTGCCAGTCCTTGATGATCACCGGCACACGCAAGTAGGGAACCGGACGAGGGCCTGCCTGCTCCTGCAGACTTCTCTCCGTCGGCACCTTCGCTGCTATGAAGCCGAAGCCGTAACCCTGCGATGCATCCACCTTCGTGACGTGCACAGAGAGCTCGTAGTTGGCGATGTACGGAACCTGCTGCACGAGGGCCTGGAGGATCACCTCCGGCCAACGGTCTACTGCTCCCGTCATCTTGGTGAGAGGAACAGCGACCTTCTCGAATCGCAAGATCTTCGGCTGTTCGAAGAGGTCCATCTGGTCTCCTACCCCACCGATACCTTGGTGGACAAGGGTGAGTTTGCCTCAACTACTTGCTCTAGGGCTATAACTCCCGCCTTCAGCGCTGCCGCGCCTGCAGGGGAACCGTCTACGAGCTTCAGTAGCTGCATGAGAGCGGTGAAGTACCCCATGAAGGTATCACCTTTGACGACCTTCTCTCCGCCACCGCCCAGCTTGAGCTCTCCTAGGATGCCCGTCGAAGTTTCGATTAGCGCGGCTAGTGCGACTCCGCCACCGCCTAGATGAATGATCGGAGCCTTCACTACTACAGACTTCTTGGAAGTAAGGGTGAGGGTGTCTAGAGACTTGACGTCCGCCGTACCCATCCGGGCCTCGATCGCCACATTCCCCTCCTCCGAAAGCACGGAGTAGTCCCCCTTCACCTCGGCGGACCACTTCCCTTCCACGTCCCAGAGCACGTCGCCATTCTTCTTGATCTGCAAGGAGACCTGCACAGATCTACCATCATCACCCTTGTCGAAGACCTCGAGTGACAGCGCCTTCTCTGTTTGGGCATGATCCCCCAGAGTCATCTCGGCGACCGGGTAAGGATCGTCAGCAAGCTCCTTAGCCAGCACCTTGTATCTCGTAGGTCGATCCCCTGTAGTGGTGCTAGCGGTTCTATCCACTTCCCAGGAGAGAGATCCTGCAAAGGTCTCCATCCCGTACGCCTCGCAAATGTCTCGAATCATGTTCCCTAGGGGGATGTAGATTCTCTGAGAGAGCGGAGTGGCCTGCACCTGCACGATGCCGCCTCTACGAATAGAGACAGAGTTCCTATCTCGCGTCCCCAGGTAGATGTCTCCAGGGTTCATAGTCCTGCGAGACGATCGGTACGTAGCTTCTGTGTCCGGAACGCCTCCGAAGCCTAGAATGAACGCCCTCGAGTCGATCTCATTCCCGTGACAGATCCAGACAGATGCCCCGACCTCCGGCATCACGTAGACCCCCTCCCCCTCGGCGTGATGGAGGTAGCCTGCCATCACCGGGACATCCAACCACTTGCGGCGGGAGTGAGGAGTGCGGACATCGGCGGTGAAGTTGACCACATGGACGTCTGAGATAATCCCGCTCTCAACTTGGACAGGGCCGAACTTGCTCCTGGCCGCTCCTGGGGCCGACGAGATCAAGTGTCGTACTCCTTACGAGACTTCATGATCGCTCTAATGGCCATGTCTGCCGAGTTCCGCATCACCTTCTTCTGGACCGCCAGCGATCTCCGCTTGAAGCGGGCCGGGTTAGCCAGTACTTGATCCACTGCTCCGGGAATCTTGTCCAAGCCGATGGCTGCAGGGTTCTTCACATGCTTCTCGCCGTACCGAGCCGTGTCCCGGGTCAGCCCTCCCTGCACGTCCAGCACGCTGCTATCCGGCGCGTAGTAGACAGCCGGCTTGCCGGATGCCTCGGTCTCTGCGTACGTAGTTCCGTGAGCACGAATCACGTTCAGGTCCGCCTCCTGCATCATCGCCGTCAGCGGAGCGTAGCCGTGAGGTCTGATTCGAGGATCCTTCTTAGCCATCCTCGTGAGCTTCTTCTGTAGGGCCTTGTTCTTGCCTGCAACGGCGTGAACTACTGCGTTAGGCGGCAAGCCGGACTGGAGCACTCTCTTAGTGATCTCATCCACCTCTAGGCCCAGCGTTCCTCCGCTCACCGTGACGTTGTAGTCCCTCTTGCTCATCAACTTGGAAGGTCTCTGCTTCTCGAGGACTCGAGGGTTGACGGCTAGGCCGGGCAACACCTTGCTCTCTCGGGGCTTCAGCACGTCCATCACGGCCTGCGTACCTACATGGATGCGAGGACTGACCTTGTCCCAGTCACGCACACCTACCGACTTCTCTGGGTCAGTGTGCATCACGTGGATCGGGTGCTGGACTCCAGCAAAGGGCATCTGCAGGTGCGTCTTAGTCAGGACAATCGCCTGATCCGAGTTGTCATCCACCCACTTATTCAGCCTCTTCCGATCGAAGCCCGTGGTGTGGTGCTTCAAGTGGGTGATCCCGGACACTGCTCCAGCGTAGGCGGTAGGAAGCACCTTCCCTTCGTCCGCAGCATCCAGGAGCTTCCCATAGCTCTCGTAGTACTTCTCTACGCTAGCGGGATCTCCGAACTCTGTGTCGAAGTTGAGAACCTCTACGGGGATCTTCCTGCGCCTGGCCGCCTCTGCCAGGTTCTTGGCCTGAGCCATATGGCCGCCACCCATGCCGTCCCCGACGGCTAGGATCTTGATCCCTCTAGGCTTGCCGGCAGTCTTCCCGAACATCGCCTTCATGACCGGGGTTTCGCTGTACCGCTGAACCCTAGAAGATGTGATGACAGGTCTCTTGGCGACTAGGCGCTTGAGCTGTGCTCTGAATGCCTCGGGAGCGTGCTTGATCTGGCTCCGCAAAGTCTTTCCTGGAGCATGCATGTCCTCATGCACTAGCCAGGCCGGGCCCACCTTGTGGGCATGTAGCCGCCCAGCCCGGAAGGACTCGGAGCCTAGACGCTCCCCGGGCAGGCGAACGTGCCCACGAGTACCCCGAAACGCGTTGATCCTCTTGGTCAACTCTACTGTGTCAGGAACTGCGATCTGTGCGTGGGACCAGTCCGTCCTCGGAGCAGATCTGATCGCCCTGCGGAGAACTGCCTTTGCCTTCCCTGCATGGTCGGGGAGTTCGGTAAGAACAGGGATCTCCTTCTGCAGGAGGAAGTCCCTCTTACCGACGCGTACATGCTTGTACTCCTTACGAGACTCTCGCCTCTTGAGATGCTTTTCCCATCGGCGGTTCACACGAGGGCTGACCACGACCCTGCCGGAAGACTCCTTCGTCATCTCAGGCTCTCTCCCCAGTACATGCCTCACCATGGCTAGCACCACAAGCTGCAACTCGTCACGAGTCATGTCATCGAGATGCCGCTTCCCCGTGACGTCCTCAGAGACGTCCATGAACGCCTCGTCATCGTCCCAGGGGATGCGGAGTGCGTCCGCTATGGCATGAACCTGCTTCGGATCCAGCTGCTCGAAACCTCGGCCCCCATTGAATCCCTCGAGCCACTCCGCTACGTGCTTGGGCGTGCTGTACCTCGCCGACTTCCAAGAGTCTGGCGTCAGCGTGTGAGGTAGTCCGTTCTTCTCGCAGAAGTCGATCGTTCTGTGGCACCCGTACCGGTCACAGGCCCGCTCCAACACGATGGTCGGCCGGAAGTCCTGCACATACTCCTCGTCAGTACGGGCGTCGATCACGTGACCTAGATCGTGGAAGCCTGACCAGGCCATGTCCTGGAAGGAGACAGGCACGCCTCTACGAGACTCGGCCAAGAAGATGATCTTGTTCTTCTCGTCCTGAGCCGCGTAGCTCCGCATCTCTGGCAAGACTACAAGGGAGTACCTGTAGTCTTTCAGATCTGCTGTGAGTACATCTTCTAGTAGGTCTAGACGATCCATCACCTGTTCCTGAACTCTTTCTCTACAGCACGACCCTTGTTGTACTGCACCAGCGCGCCTCCGCTCCCCACTACGCCCCCCAGCCCAAGCTGCGCTCTTGCCTTATTCAACGCCGCTTGAGCGGGAACGGTCATCTGCTGCAAGGCTGCCTGTTCCGAGGGGATGGCCGAGAGCCTGGCTGACCCCGCAGCTGCCCGGACTTTGTCAACAGACAGCCCGTGCAATTTCCTCGATCCAAGAGCTGCTAGAGGAATTCTATCCGCAACAAACTCCAACGACTTTCTTTCCGCCGCAGAAGGCGCCCGGATCTTCCCCGTAGCTGCTGACCTGTTCAAAAACTTCACAGACTTGCCTGCGTGGTACAGGCCCCTCAACGGTTCCGCCGAACCACGAGCACCGCCCCGTAGAGCTCCAAGTAGTTTGCCTCCCACCCCTCTGCCCGCTGCCGCACCTTGTCCCGCACCGATCAAGCCGTATACGGCCGAGGGAACTACTGCAGCACCTCCCACAACTCCGCCCATGCCAGTAACCAGCTGCTTCTTTCGGTGCTCTGTCTCACTGACTCGTGCCTGCTCAGCTGCTTGCCCGTACTGAGCAGTCCAGTTCCCGAAAGGATCTACTCCTCCAAGGAAGTCTTGTCCTAGGTTGCTGACGGCGGAGAGCTTTACGAGCTCAGTAACGAAGCTGTGGAACGTGGTTGAACGCATATCAGTAGTTGTACGGCTCCTTCCCGGGAGGCTTACCGAACTCCTTTCCGAACGCGATGCCTGGCACAGGGTGAAGCCCGTGCAGGTTACTCTCCCACCCCTGGGCGGAGCCCTCCAGGATCGTGCCCTTCAGCTTCTGGTACTGCAACCGAGCCATCCAGTCTTCCTGCATCGCCAGAGGAACTTCGTTGATACCCTTGAG